ATGGCATAAGAGGCGATTTTAGCCAAGATAAAGGCTTAGAAGTACTAAGTCCTGGATTAATGCTAAATGCCAAAAATAAGGCTCTAATAGGTCTTAATGTAAATATTAATAAAAATTATAATATTAGCTACTCTAGTAGCGTATATTTTAAAATAGGAAAAAAATGAATTATGGAGAAACATTTATGAGTAAACTAAAGGAGCAATCCTTTACAATTCTCATACTTGTTGGCATAATGTACTACCAAAATACTCTTTTTACCAGCCAGATGAACGAGTATAAACAAATGATTAAGTCAAAAGAGGAACTAATCCTTAAATTGACTGAAGAGGAAAGGCAGAGATTAATAGATAGGGAAAAGTACCTAATAGGTCAAAGGGATGAATTTATTAAAGAATTAAAAGAAAGCAGACAATGAAACAGTTTTTTACAGAAAATAATGGAAGATTAAGCATGAAGAGATTGTGTGGTTTATTATGTGTTATTGCACTTTGTGTAACAATGTATCATAATAGTTTTAGCGAATTAGCAAAGGCACCAAGCGAAGCATTGGTTTATGCAGTTGCATCATTAGCTTTTGGTTGTCTAGGATTAACTACCGCAGAAAAAATATTTGAAAAGAAATAACCATGTCACAATTTAACGATTTGAATACAGATTTAACTCCAGTAGGAATCACACTTACAGCAGTATCTTGGCTTAATATATTTGGCTTAGTAAATTTTAATCCAATGCTACAAACAATAGTTTACTTGATGACAATAGGATGGTTAGGTATGCAGATGTATAGCTTCCTAAAAAAGCAGTTTACAAAAAAGAAGTAATTTTACTATATGAAACTATCAGAACACTTTGCACTAGCAGAATTTACTCGTAGTGAGTCAGCTAAAAGACATGGAGTATCTAACGACCCAACTCCAGAGCATTTACAAAACCTTATTAATCTATGTGAGAAAGTATTAGAGCCAATTAGAATTAAGTTTGGTCCTATTAATATTTCATCTGGATATAGGTCTAAGGCTCTTAATCACTACATTGGAGGGAGTTTAAATTCACAACATTGTGAGGCTAAAGCGGCAGACATAGACCAAGATGGTATGGGTGGTGCATCAAATACAGAAATCTTTAACTACATAAAAGATAATTTAGATTTTGACCAAATGATATGGGAGTTTGGAGACAACAATAAACCAGACTGGGTTCACGTTTCTTATAATGGAGCTAAAAATAGAAAGCAAGTGTTGAGAGCACTTAAGGTTAACGGCAAGACTGCCTACGCACCTTACAAGTAGACTAACCAAAACAAGCAATATGGCCAAAGCCAAAAACGTAGGGATTATTGGAGATACCCATTTTCCCTTCTGCCATCCTAAGTATCTAGACTTCTGTTATGAAGTCTTTAACAAATTCCAATGTTCTGAAATTGTCCACATCGGTGATGAAGTAGATAACCACGCTATCTCATTTCACGAGCATAATCCTAATGGAGAATCAGCTTCTAAGGAGGCTGTTATGGCTATGCAACAACTGAATATCTGGTATAAGAGATTCCCTAATGTAAAAGTATGTATCGGTAACCACTCAGCCCTCCATAAAAGAAAGGCCGTAGCGAACGGATTACCAGAACGTTTTATTAAGTCCTATGAAGATGCTTGGGAAGCTCCTAAAGGCTGGAAATGGAGCTTAGATTGGGAAATAGACGGTGTTTTATATACTCATGGCACTGGTAGCTCTGGACAAGCTGGTGCAATCAATAGAGCAAGAGATGCTCGACAATCAACTGTTATAGGTCATATTCACTCCTTTGGAGGAGTTTTGTACTCTTCTAGTGATAAGGATATGATATTTGGCATGAACGTAGGGTGCGGAATAGATATTAATGCCTATGCAATGGAGTACTCAAGACCTTTCCCCAAACGACCAACACTAGGATGTGGGGTAGTTTTAGATAACGGAAGAATTGCTATATTTGTGCCGATGCCTTTAGGGTCTAAGATAATTAGGCTACCCAGGAAGTAACATTTAACAAACCCACTTTAGACAATTAACAAATAAGTGTGTATTGTATTGATAATCAATATGGTATGCACTTTTTATTTCTATATTAATTAAAACGTAAATTTGTATGAGTACCGCAGAAGCAAGAGAATTGATTGACAAGTTAATGAAAGAAAGAGACTTGTTAGAGGCAAAGTTAAAAGTGATAGCAGATAAGCTGAGGTACTTAGTATATAAAACTTAGAATATGTTAATGCACATTATACAGTTGACTGAAGATGATGAAGATGAAGGCTATGACTTAAGTGATAGTTCTGAGCAATCTGATGCGTATATAAATATCTATCAAGTAGCAAGTGTTACTGCAGATGAAGAAAATGATAAAAGATGTTTTGTATATATGGCTAATGAAGATTATTTCTATATAGATGAACCAATAGATGATTTTATTAATAGGTATCAAGCAATACTCTATGGCTCAGTATTAACAAAATTTTACAATAGTTCTAATAAACATAATTAAAGATGCTCTCTCATAGGTGGTTTTGGTTTGGTTTGGTAAGGGCCTCCAGGTAAAATCTGGGGGTTTTTTTATGTACAAAAAGGCCCACTATAAACATAATGGGCCTAACCTTTAATCTATCTACAAAAACACAACTTATTTTAATTTCTGTTCTTTAATTGCAAATGTAACGATTGTTGTAATACAAAGTACATATAATGCTCTAATAAATACATTCCAGTTGATAGGATTCCATTCTCCATATACAAATGCGAATGGAATGTAAGTAAATGTAAATAAACCAAAAATGCCAAGTAGTACTTCTTTGATGTTTTTCATACTAAAAAGGTAGTTTTTCTTTTGTTACCGAAGGGTCTGGTTTCCATAAATCCATTTCTACATAGAAGTCTGATTCACCAGGTTCAAATGTTTTCTTCATTTTAAATAGGATGTTTGTCCATCCTTTGTTTTCTGCTGCAAAGTCGTTAATCTTTTTTAAGTCATCTGGACCTAGGGATATTTTCCTTAGTGGTCCGTAAGCTGAAGTTAACGTCTTGCATCTCCCAAGATAGTTGTCTCTTGATTTGGCCATGATATTTGTTTTTATTGTTAAATACTATTTTTTAATTCACTCTTTAGCTTCTCTAAGTAAAGAACAGCATCCATTAGTTCTTGCTGTAAATGCTCTACCCAATCCTTAACATTCAAATCTGTTCTATCTAAGTTGGTTCCGTATTTTGTAAGGCCTAAGTTGGCTCTTTCTTTATACTTAACAACTACAGATTCTACTATTGAATCTAATTCTTGGTTACTCTGCATCCTTTTTGTATTTTTTTACTTGAGCTTTAAGTGCTTCTCTCCACTTTAAATCTACTGAACCATCATCCAAAATTGACTGGATAAGTTCAATAGTCTCGTTAGATACAAACTCTTTAGCCTTTTTAGTAGCTTTAGGAGCCTTTTCTGCTTTGTTTTCTAATTCTAATTCTTCCATGTTATTTTTAATTTATCTGCCTTGACCTAAATATTTTTTAGGCTTAGGACTATGTTTGTTATATGATTTTTTAGCTCTACCTCTTTTACGACTTCCGAAGCTCACCTTCGATGAATTGCCAGTCTTTACTTTCGCCATCTTCATTAAATATTTTAACTATAATTTGTTCATCTCTTAACTGTTGGCATAACATCGCAGTACCACCGCACATTGCTAGATTGATTAAGAAAGACATCTGTTCTGGGGATGCTTTATCGCCTATTGCCTTAATCTCACAAGCCATGAATTGACCATATTTTTTACTATAGCCAATAATATCTGGAACTCCTTTCTTACCAATAAATGCTCTACCTTTTACTGCTAAGTTGTTATTACGCCATACTTCGTTTCCTCTTTCACGTAAATAATCTAACATCATTTTTGTTAAATCAGAAGCCGTCTTGTATGTTGCCATAAATCAAAGTTACTATATATATTTAATATATTAAGCGTGTCTAATCATTTCATCAGTAGGAAACTTTACATATTTTACTGTCTCTTCTACCTTTATCTCACTGGCTCTGAAGTATCTACGAGCTTTTTTGCGTAGCATATCAGCCCTCATAAAGTAGATTCTATCTCTAAGGTCAAAGTTAATAGCAAAGAACTCAATTCTAGTGTCAGATATACCAGATGGTTTTCCATCACGTTCATATTCTATCCAAAAAAACTTATTAATTAGGGCCATAGGAGCTTGAATAACAAGCACCTTAGTATTTTTAGCAAATAGTTTTATTGCTTGATAGGTACCATCTTGGTTACGAGCTTCTTCTATCTCAAACTTTCTTCTGTTTCTATAACCAATATACTTTGCCATTACTTATAATCTATAAACGTCATTGTTTCTGGTAAAAATCTAAGAGCAATATTTTTAGTACTGCCATGTCTATTCTTTTCTACCTTACAAATTACTAAATCATTAGTTGCATATTCTTTGCCACCAATTTCTATTGGGTTAGTCATCTCATAATAGTTGGGTCTCATAAGCATAATAACAGCATCAGCATCTTGCTCAATAGAACCAGATTCTCTAAGGTCAGAAAGCTGAGGCATCTTATCAGCTCTTTCTTCAACTTTACGAGATAATTGAGATAGGGCGATAATCGGTACTCCTAATTCTTTGGCTAAGGATTTAAGACTTCTACTAATCAAACTCACCTCTTGCTCTCGGTTTTGGTTTGTTTTGTTTTGTCCACTCATAAGTTGCAAGTAGTCTATAAAGATGACCTTTATGCCATACTTCTGCTTCATTATGGTTGCTTTAGCCCTTAATTGGGAAATACCTATACCGCCCGTATCTTCAATATGTAGAGGGGATAGTAAAATCTTATCATCAGACTTTAAGAGAATCTTTCTCTCTTGGTCATCCATTAAATTCATTCTAAGGCGCTTTAAGGGTATCATGCTGGTAATTGACTCTAACCTTTCAACTAATTGCTCGGAGCTCATTTCGAGGCTAAAAATGGCCGCTGGGACCTTCTGTACGATACATAGATGGTAAATAGTAGAAAGCATAAAAGCTGTCTTACCCATTCCTGGTCTTGCAGCTATGATTACTAAGTCTGGTTTGCACCACCCTGCTAAAGTGTTATTTATCTCCTCAAATCCAGTATTAAATCCTAAAAGTTCACCACTTTGTGCTTTATCTCTAGCATAATTAAGGGTCATAATAACATCATCTATGCTTTTTTCGTGTATATTACCGAACTCTTGTAAAGCAATTACTTTACCGTTGACCGAGCTGAGTAAATCTATAGCTTGACTTTCGTTGTCTAAACACTCCATTTCTGATTGTTTAAAGAGCATATAAGCCTCACGTTTTTTATATAGTTCTACTACCATGTCAATGTGTGTAGTAATATGAGAACCACCAGTTACATTATCAGTTAACTTTGAAAGGTAGTAGGCACCTCCTAATTCTTTTACTGTCTCATCATTAACTAATTTCTGTGCTATTGTAGATAAATCTATAGAAACATTATCATCGTACATTTTCTTTATAGTAGAAAAGACTTTTTGGTGTCCTAAATCGTAAAATATTTCTGTTTTTAGATGGCCTACGACTAAAGGAAGTACTCTTTTGTCTAAAAGTATTGCTCCAAGTATGTTTCTTTCTAGTTCCTTGCTATATGGTAATGTGACTGCTTCCATTATTTTAATTTAATCTTGGTTGTTATTGATTCTAAATTGTTACCAAATTGGTTACTGTTACGTTTCCATGTTCTTACTGCTGCCTTCCAATCCTTCATAGGGTTTTTACCTATCAACCATCCTCTAGCCTCGTAATGGTCTATAAATTGTGAGGCATCTAATGTAAAACCAATTTCCTTAGAATATTCGTTTACTAAGTCAGCCGTAGGCCTAATAAATGTATTCTTATTGTTAGTGTTATTGTTAGGTAAACTTTTTATACCGATTTCGGTAAAGTTTTTTGTATTCTCTGGTAAACTTTCTTTACCATTGGTAAACTTTTTGTAATCGTTCAAATATTCCATAAATACTGACGTTACACGTAAGTGTCTTGTAGCAATACTTTTTTGTACTAACTCCTTCTCTAACAATGAGTTAATAATATTCATAATGGTTTGCTTAGATAGGTCAAGGTCCTTACCCATTGTTTCTTTACTCATGTAGCACCAATGCGATTCATTATTCTGCATACGCATAATCGTATCTAATACGCAGTATTCATTGCACGAGAGATTAAATTCCTTCCGTACTGGATGAATTATTGTTGTGTAAAATTGTGACATTAGGTTATTTTTTAATACGAAATACTACAACCCTAGCGTTATAGGTAAAACGCCTCTTTAGTATTGGGTTAAGTGATTCTCGTATGGTTTGTGCATTGATATTGGTCTTTCTGTTTGCTTGTGCTATCGACTTAAATGCTATCTCTTCTTTGGTATCAAGATAAATCATTCTCACTTGTATGTTGTTCTCCAATCCCCTTATCTCTTGACTCATTCGGCTTAAACATGGTGATATTAAAAAGATATGTGCCATCACTGGGCTTACGCCTTATCTGTTAAAGACTCGTTTAGATAAGCACGATTATGAGACAGTAGAAATTGTTACAGCTTATTATGCTAAAAAATTAGAAGCATTAAAAAACCAAATAAATGATTACAGTGAATAGAGGCAGACCATCAAGA